CTATCAGACTCGTAACACCACCACTCCAATTCCGGCAAGTGGTGATTATCGTATTTTGTTCGCAAGAACAGTCCCTGCTAACAGTGGTGTAGTTGACTGTTCGGACGTGATGCCACAGCTTGCTGTACCCATGCCTTCTGCAGGTAATACCAATGGTTTAGGTGCAGGCTCCCCGCTACGCAACAAAGGAATCTACCTGGAACGTGGCGACCGTATTTACGTCGGCGTTTTTGCAGAAGGTCCAAATATTTCTGGATACACCCCAGGTGCACATGTCTATGCACAAGGCGGATTCTTCTAATGTATGGCCCCAAGACAAGGAAATAGTTTTGGTTCTTTCAGCAGTTTCCTTCAAGCAAAGGACACTGATCCTTTCAAATTAAAACCAATTACAACAGAATTCTCAAAAGGATCTGTACCTGATTCTTTGAGCACTATCAACCGTGAGTCTGCTTGGTCACGATGGCGCCGTGGTTATGAATTGGCCACGGCTACTTTCTATGACAACGATTTTTCATATCCTTTTGAATATCAGATTCCTACACCGTCTGGAAGCGTAGATCCGAACGTTAATCCTTACCCTGTTGTCTCAGGTGTATTTACAGGATTCCCGACAACAAATCGGGATCTTGGCATGCATTGGGCCGTATGGCGTTATGCCGGATCAACAAGAACAGATAAATTAACTGACCCGGTTAGCAGTAACACCTTAGCCGTTGCATCTGTTACAGAGGACGCCGAAAATTGGTATGTAACACTCTCTGGCACCTGGAGCACAGGCAATCCATTACCACCGCCTTTTTATATTCCAGTCCCAGGTCAAACCGAAGGACTGAAACCAATGAATACGGAGATCTTTGAAGATCGTATCATTACAGCCAATGGTCCTTTAATTACAGCCGACAGCATTGATCCCAATACTCAACGTCGCTACGGCTACGCCCAGGCTGTGCTTGTAGACACAGATCCGTTCAACGGAATTTTGACATTTAGAAAAGACGGATCCGTTCAAATTACATTTGACAAGGAGTATCGAACGCCGTCTTCCTTTGGCTTCCAAGTTGGTAGGTTCTTAAATACAGGCGCAAGATTTTCTTGCTCTTGCCAAGATTTTACGCATAGAGATTATCGGTATCTTCACAACATAAGTGAACGATCTTATAAAAAAGCTTACCCAAGGTCTAGTATTGCTTCGATTAAACCTGGCCGTTTTGAGCAAACGAGTACGGTCGTTTTATCGACCCCTGTTTTATTTGACGCAATAACAGCAAATGGATCAACGATCACTGTTGCTACCACAGTGCCGCCGCCTGTGAACAGTTTTATTTCTGTACAGGGAACAGCTGGCGCAGTTGCTGATGGCTTCTATGAAATCACGGAGGTAAATCCGCGCGTTAGTTTTAAGTATGTCATCAATGGAAATGCAGGCGTTGGAAGCATTCTCAATGCAGGCGTCACGAAAATATTTGAAGCAAGTGCGCGGGTTCTCAATACGGCTATGGTGCCAGCCACGCAAAGTAATACCTTAAACGTGTATGCGCCCCCTGGGTATACACCTGAGCTGGGTGCGTCGACCAATAATATCACTAAACAAAATTCAAACAGGGACAACCCAGGTGTCTACCGAGAGTTTGGTGCAACGTATTTGCGAAGCACTTCAAACCCTGGCATCAAAGGCTCTACTGCGGAGGGTATCCCTGGATACAACGACTACTCTTCATCTCAAAATGTCATTACGTCATTGACTGACAACTGGACGCCACTTTTAGATGAAATGCGTTATTGCAAACATATTTATGCGTTGCGTTTTAGGGACGGTGTATTTCCACCAGAGCCATCTGATTTTCCTGTACAGATTGGTTCAATGACTGCGTGGGAGCAACAACTTGTAGAAAGAACAGAAGCAGAACAACAAGAACTAAGAGCTGCACGAATGACACGCAAATCTTTATCGTTGATGGACGTGCCTCCTTACAATTGTCAGTCTCCGAACATGCTGCCGTTCCTGCAGAAGTTGTTTAATGTGCCCGCGTCTTATATCACAGTGGAGAACTTTACAATGTTCGATAAGGACGGTAACCCTTATAAACCGTAATATTTATTTGCAATAAGGTATACTTATCTTAAGTCTCACGAGACTTGTTAGGAATTCCTTAAGAAGCGGCGACCAGTGATCTACGATTCCTAGGTTCTGGGGACGCAGCTCATTTCAACCATGACTCAGACCATCCCTGTAGACCAGAGGATCGTTGATGCGTACTTTCAACTGAAGAGCCAACGCGGCAACAAAGGTGCTGCTTGGCTTTTTGGCATGATCGCAACCTACGGCATTAAACCAGAAGAACTAACATCTTTTGATTGGGGGCCAGGAGCTTCCCTGGTACTACATAATAAAAAACGTCCGATCAACCCATTGCATCCACAGTGGGTTGTTTTGTTTGATTTAAATAAAAAACGGCCCTGCGACATGCAAGACCGTTTAGATTCCCTTGTCCCTCAGCTGTATCGTCTAATGGCTCACCAAGCCATTGATGTTAATGTTACGGATTTGCTCTTGGCATACAGCATACGCAAGAACCATTACAAATCCATCAGGAAGCGGCAGCCATCTTCTCCTGTTTACGCAGGTGTTTCCTAACGGCTTCCACATTCCAGCGATAGCTATCCCTGGAGCGAGTCTCAGGGAAAGCAGCAAAATGCGGACCGAGCTTTAGAGTGCCGTCATCACGCATACGGAAGAGTTCCTTGCGATCCATTCCAAGGAGTTCTTCCGCCCGTGCGACGGAAACCCAACCTGTGCTTTGAGCCATGACTTGGCGTCAGGGTGTATAACTCTCGTACGGTAACGGGAGGAATCCCTGGGTCAAGGGGATTCATACTTTTTTAAGGCTGGTGTGAACTTGTGTAAAGCTTAAGGAAATTAGAATGAGTTAACGGCAACTAAAGAGTATGTACTACAGCGAGCATGAGCCGATTGCTTTACTCGTTGAAGTCACTCCAAAATTAGCGAAGAAACGTTTTCGAGATGAAATCTATAAATCCTGGAACCACCAATGCGCCTATTGTGGTGACAATGCGACGAGTTTAGATCACGTCATACCAAGGCATAAGTCTGGGGAAACAACACGCAAGAACCTAGTGCCAGCATGCCGTCGTTGTAATGCATCCAAGGCTTCTTACAAGCTCCATGAATGGTACATGGAGCAAGACTTCTTCTCCAAGGCTAGGTTAAATAGAATTGAAAGATGGATTGACCAAGATCCCTTCCAGATGCTGAATTGGGAAAAAGAGTCTGATCATTCTTTAGTACATTTTCACTATGTCGGACAAACCAAGGAAGGCGGTTGCAGCAGCCAAGCGTTATCAGAAGGATAAGATGGCTTGCAATAAGCCACAACGCACTCCTGGTCATAAAACCAAAAGTCATATTGTCAAAGCTTGTAAAGGTGGAGAAGAGAAGATCATCCGCTTTGGCCAACAGGGTGTAAAGGGTGCGGGCAAGAATCCGCAAACGGCAAAAGACAAGGCACGCAAGAAGTCTTATTACGCCCGTCATAACGCACAGGATTCCAATCCAGACAAGATGTCAGCTCGGTACTGGTCCCATAAAGTGAAGTGGTAATTCCAGGTTTTCTCGCTAAGCTGCGTAGGCCAACCTCAGTTCACCATGGCAAAACCCAAATCATCTGGCGCCATCAAGATTGAATCCAAGCCAAAAAAGACACGCCAAGGCCAAGGATTACACTCCTTGCCTAATCATGGACGCAAGAAAACTCGCGGCCAAGGCAAATAATTTGTGTATGATTGGGGGTAACTTAGTTACCCCTTATGTCTGATTTTTCTGCGGCTATTGAGTTAATCAGAAAATACGAAGGGTATAACGAGAAGGCATACCCTGATCCAGCAACTGGTGGTGAGCCGTACACCATTGGTTATGGCACTCAGTATTACCCGGACGGATCTCCAGTCAGGCGCGGTCACCTCTGCACGAAACGCAAAGCTCTGGAGTACCTGTACCATGAGTTAGAAGTTCTGGATACGGAACTCAAAAGATTGAACCTTGGCCTGGATGAATCGATGCACCAGGCTCTATTGTCATTTATTCATTCGGTTGGCTGGAATTCCTTCTTATACAGCAACATCATTGATTGTCTGGAACAAGAAGATTGGCGTGGTGCCAGCCAGGAGATTCCAAAGTGGGTCTTTGATCAAGACCACAAGATGGTGGGTTCTCTCCTCCACAGACGCCAGGAGGAGGTTAGCCTGTTCCTGCGGGAAGCTAACGACTGCGCCTGGCTCTCCACTGAGATTTTATTGACGGCATTCCGTAATTACACTGCTGCCGCTCACCAAGTGAGGGCCATTCGTCGCCTAGAGGAAGGCATCAATCCCTATACTTTGTCAGAGTTTGCTAACGAATTCAAGATTGACGAAGATCCATGGGATGTACCCTTTGATTCTTCTGATGAATTTGATCTAACTGGCGTCTGTGACATTTAGCTTTAAAATGATTTTAATTGAAGCATGCAGCTAGGAATGGAAGGATCTATCGAGCCTCGTCAGTTTGAGCTTCCTCTGGAGCTTCAATTCTCCATGCGTAAGGCTGAACTCCAGGCCCAAGAGATGACCTGGGATCAGTTATATGGTGCACTCTTAAACCTATACCATCAACGGTTGATGGAATGGTATGCCGTTAAATCATTAATGGCCGATGAGAACATCGACTTGGAGTTCGACATTCCCACCGACCTTGAATTAGCCGAACTCGCCGCCGCATGCATTTACGACGACGAGGATGATGACGAAGAGCTTCAGCCGTTCTGAGCTTCATCCAGTTGGATAAGGCGATCTAAGTACCACTGCGCTTTTTTCAGCGACTCGGTACCGCCCTTGTGACGTTCACGCCAAATGTATTTGATGCAGTTCGCCTTGCAGTAGCCACGGAATTCCTCGTTGGTTAATGCGGCCTCAATGGCTTCGATGGTCTCGATAGCGCCGTCAGTGTAATGAGACGGATGGTTGACCACATCCTCCTGGATTACAGGCGCTTCTTCCTTGACGGCCCAAGGCACCGGGCACACGCCATCTTTGCATTCCGTGGAGTTACCACCCAAAATTTGAATGGTATCGTCCGCCATCACCGGCTCAAACCACGTCTTTTCTGGGAAAGTAATAACTCCATTTCCGGCGCTGAACCCAGATCCATCACTAAGTTCTTCGGACGTGGAGAGGAAGTTGGGTACAGCTCCACCGCTTCCTCCATCGACGGAATATAACCCGTCATTCCAGGCCGTGCCCCCTCGAGTTCCAGACTCTGCCTGGGTATTCCTTCCTCGCATAGTGTCAGTCCGCGATTGTACTGATCATATAATGGCACATCATTTTCTTCATTGTCGAGATCAGTGCCAAATGTTGCCTGATTCAAACAACGACAGATGACCTCATCAATGATATTTTGACCAAGGCCGTCGCGGTAATCTGCGGGGTTATGCATTTGAATATCTTGGCCTAAATTGCCTCGATTACAATATTATCATGGCAAGATTTTATAACCCACGTCAAGAAAATATCGATCAACCGGTGGATACACCCGTTGGTTACAGAGGACGTGTTCAGTACGATCCACGCCAAGACTCTGGTTCCTCTGGCGGTGAAGTTACCGACCTTACGCCAGAGCGTCAATATGACGTTGATCTTCGGCGTCTTGGTCAAGACAATGCCGTAACTGCAGCAGCTGCTGATACAGAGAACTCGATCCAACAAAATCGTGTCGAACGCTTCTTGAGTGCATCGCGTATTGCCAATAAGTACAAGCAACAAGCCGATATTCAGTATCCAAATACCGGCAGTTCTCCAAGGAGGGAACCTGTTTCCAGGCAAGGCGTTACATTGCCGACACTTGGCGAAGTCCCTGGAGCACGAGGAAGTATCAACTACCCCAACAAACCTCAACCAAGGTCGGGCAAGCCTTACAACTGGCGTGATTCCTTCGCTTAATCAGACCTTACTAAAGACCACTTCTGGGGCCTGGTTCTGATATTTACCCTTGCGGTCTTGGTAGCTGACTTCACATGGGTTGCCGCGATAAAAGAGGAGCTGGGTTACGCCCTCATCGGCGTAGATACGATTGAAAAGTCCGGTGCAGTTGCTGATTTCCAGGGTGAGATAACCTTCCCAGCCACTTTCTGCTGGTGTGATATTCACCAGGATGCCAGAGCGGGCATAGGTTGATTTGCCAACTGCGACGACGGTCACATCACGAGGAAGTTTCAGGCGCTCCCGTGCCACGCCAAGGCAGTAGCCGTAAGGAGGAAGCAGGAAATACTTGCCCTTCTCGTCTTCCAAAAGTTCAGCTTTGTTTAAGATTTCAGGTTTGAAATCCTTTGGATCACACTCACCTTCGGAGATTCGTCCAAAGACCAAGCATTGCTCTGGCGATAGGCGGATATCGTAACCGTAAGAGCTAAGGCCATAGCTTAAAATACGACGACCGTTTTCTTTACTGACGAGACGATCCTGGAACGGAACAATCATCTCCTCTTCTTCCGCAAGACGACGGATTTCCTTATCGCAA